GGATGATCAAACAAAAGATATGGCTATTAGTGTTAACTATGCAATGGCAACCCAACCAGGAAATAAAGTTTATTATGTAGAGCCAGCCGCTAGTGCATTTGAAGCTCAAGCAGCAGAAATACAAGAATTGCAATTGCAGATGGCAACTTTAGGAATTAGTACACTTTCACAGCAAAAATTTGTAGCAGAGTCAGCAGATGCTCGCCGATTGGATCGTGTAGATACCAATTCAATGTTGTCGATGGTTTCATTAGATTTAGAACAAAAAATGCAGAAAGCATTTAATTTATCGGCTGATTATTTAGGTTTAGAACCACCAGAAATTAAAATTAGTCGTGATTTTGATATTGATAGGCTAATCGGCCAAGATATAACAGCTTTAACGTCACTATTTGATCAACAAGTAATAGATAGGGAAGAATTTAGAGATATTTTAGTACAGGGTGAGGTTTTACCTAATGCAAACGAAGCTGAAAACAATTAATAGACTAGAATAATAAGGAAATACTATTTTTACCATGCCTTCTGTAGAGTTAGTAGACGGAAAATGGGTTTCCGTATCAGGTGTTCGGGCAACTGATTTAGATGCTGGAAAAGTTGTATCTACACCAGAAACAACACCAGCACCAGCTCCCGTAGCAACCCCTAAAGCAACAAAAACTACTACTCCTAAAAAAACTGACGCTTAATTATGGAAGAAAAAGTCATCCAGCCTGAGTCTGTGGCTCCTGCTGAACAGCCTGTGGCTGAGACTCCAATCCCTCAAGCACCTAACCTTGACGGTGTTAAAGCTGAATATGAATCTAAAATTGCTGCATTACAGCAAGAATTAGATCAAACAAAACAAAAATACTCAACTCGTTTAGATGAAACGAAAGAGTTACTAGACGGTGTTTACAAAAAACAAGATGAAAAAAGGAAACAAGAGTTACAAGACCAAGGGCAATGGAAAGACCTCTGGGAAGAAGCCAACAAAACCGCCCAAGAAAAAGATCAACAAATAAATAGTTTAAATCAGGAATTAAAACAATTAAAAAGCTCTAATGAGACTGCAAACATTAAAACTTCGGCACTTTCAGCTATCAGTAATTCTGGTGCTGTAAATGCAGAACAAATGTTATCTCTTTTGCAAGATAAACTTAAAAAGAACGAGACAGGAGAAGTTGTTGTACTTAATGGAGGTGTTGAACAAGATTTAGGATCTTATATAGGGAACCTAAAAAATCCTGGTAGTGGATGGGAACACCACTTCAAACCTAGCTCTGCTGCTGGTATGGGTGCTAAACCAACTCCCACATCAAATGTCTCTCCAGGTATGCTTAATCCGTGGAAAGAAGGTAGTATTAACCTAACAAGGCAAATGATCCTTGAAAG